TTTTTCGTTGAACATGAGATACTCCTTAAACAAGTCGAATGAGTGCCGATGTACTGGTGTTTGCAGGCATCGTCACGGGGAAAGTGTTGGTTGATGTTTTATTACTGCCAAAGTCCAAGACGCATACAGCGCCATTATCTCCTGCTTTGTATATTAGCGCGCCTCTGGCAGTAATTACACCCGTCCAAACAGGGGACGAGAAGTTGATGTAAGTGATACTGCCAGATGAAGTTGTTTCAGTATTTACAGAAGCAGTTACGATCTGACCTCCGGCAACATAGTTACCCCCGGAAGCTTCTCCAGTCGTGGTGTACGCAGTGGTGGTCTCATCAAGCGTAGCTGCGTTGGTGTACAACGCCAGATAAAAGGTGTTTGACGCGAAGTTGAACGACCCGTTTATCAAGCCCGACCGAAGTGTGTTGCAACTGTAGTTGCCTGTAAACGCCATTAACGCACTCCGTTATTCTGAGACAACGGAGGTTGTCGGTACTGACCACTACGGTACGCATCACTACGCTCCAGACCATCACCCAGACGCTGAGCCAATGCAAGCGCTTCCATGTATTTCTGGTTGTATCCAGCAATAATGTCCACTTCACCCTTCATGAAGGTGTATGCCTCAACCAAAGACCCGTACAACAATACGCTGTCAAAGTTGTCCCCCAGCCACGTTTGGCCAGAAGCTGCTGTGGTGATAGAAGTGGGGTAATAATAGTAGTGCAACTCAACGTTGTAGACCGCGTCAGGGGTTGGGCCAAGAATGAAACTAAGCTCATTGGTGATGACGGGACTTGGGTCGTTGGTTGTGGTTGGGCCAAACAGCGCGTAGTACTTGGGGATAGCTGTATCTGTTGGCGTTGGGTATGCCTGACGAATAAAGTTGACATCTTTGTTCAACAAATACTCATACGCGCCTGTGGCATCAATTACCGCCAAAGAATATGAAGACAAAAAATCACTTGGGCATGACAAGTACTTGTTGCCTGTGCTTGTCACACCTGTCACATTTTTGCGAAGCGATGGGAACTGAACAGAGTTGTATATACGTTGTTCAGCCTGCGTAATGAAAGTATTGATCTGTGTCGTTGCAGACACAGTACTCCCACTCGCCAGATATACATCCGGAAACTGATTCTCGGTGTACGACTGAATTGTGTTGTACAACTCGGTGTAGTTCATCCCATCGGTCCTCTGGACATCACGCCTTTAGTAGCCGCGCCAGTGCCGCGCATCTTAATGCCGCTGGTTTTAACAGGGGCGTAGTTACCTTTGCTAATACCACCAACAGACATATTAAGTTCTTTCACGCACTCGGCACCTGTTTTAGTTGGTACTTGGTTTGAGACCGAACCGCCGCTCATGGTATGGGGCTTGGCATAGACAGCGGCATTACCAACTTCTTTGCCCATTTGTTTGTCGCTGAATTTAGCCATCATTTGCTCCCAGATTTCTGGTTCATTGCACGAGACATGCCGCGACCAAACTTCTTACGATCCATACTGGTAGGGCCACCCTTCTTCATGCCTTTGACGTGCATACGGCCTTCATGGCCTTTGACAGCCTTGTTAGCTTCTGTATCGGCAATAGCCTTAACTTGCTTTTTGTCCATCTTCGACTCCTTATGTCGTTGCTACCGTAACTGTACCCAATTCCACAGCTAAAACCAAGTTATTTGGTGTCAGCCCGTCATCATTTGCTCGAGAGCCCCCAACAGGACCCCAGCCCCACTGGAATATCCTGCTACCACCTTCAGGAGTACCTAGGCCATTCTGCCCTGTACCCCCGCTGACATTGGTCTGCAAGCCGTTTGTACCCGACAGAATGTAGCTCACATCCGGCCTTGGTTCGCGCACTGCTTGCGGGTCGTTAACGGGATACAGACCTAACGACAACTGTGGCTGATCTGGGTCCCAACACTCCTGGCAAACCTTGATGTTATAAATTTTAGTCTTGAGGACCTGCTTTTGAAGTTCCTTGAGCATATACCGCTGACCACAGCGGTCACATTCGGCAATTGCATATTTACCAGAAGCGTACTTAGAGGGCATTTTTCACCTCAATAGAACAACTGCCGGGGGACAAACCTGTCTGACGCTTTCTCACGATCCTCTTGAGACGCCAACAACCACTGCTGCTCGTACTCAGACTTCAAAAACATAATCCTGTCTGGAGAAAGTTCTGGGCGTTTTGAACCGATGTAAAAAGCCAACCCTGCTACCAAGCAAGGGATCAGGCGAAACGGAATGTCTTGGATGTTCACACCATTGCCAGCATCTTGTAGGCGGCGTAGTCTGTAATACACAAAGACGTATTGGTCACCGGGAGCGTTAGGCGAAGGCCAGACGTTGATACAGGGCAGGTTGGCGGCAGTGATAACTGCCCCAGTTGTGTGGGATGCTGCCGTGGTGTTGTTCTGGCCCCGGAAACAATTCAGGAGTTGGTTGCCATCCACGTTGGCGTAGGCGATGGTTTCCGAGTCAATCGTGATGAAACCAGTTGTTGCCAGCCCATTGGTGGAACTAAGCGTAATGGTGGTGTCAGTCGCTGCAATAGTGCCGTTTAACGTGCTGCCCGTGGTGTATGACTGTGCCGTTTGACGGTTGATCCAGACCTGGATGGGCCTGCCTTGGGCTAGCTTGTTCGGGATAGTCGAGTACGTTGACTCAGAGATGCGGGTGATGTTGATGTCAATCTGATTGACGCCGTTAGCCTGAGTACGGATCACTTGGTCAAGCAAGTCAATGGTGTCTGCTGGGTAGGCGTAGATGGGCTGACCCGTGTTCATTACGATCTGCCCTTGCTCAATCGTCCACAGGTTGATGCCCCGATTTGCCCACTCAATGGTGAGCATGTTCAGGCTACGGCGTGCTGTACGGAATTCATAGCCTGTACGAACCTCTATACCCGCGCGCTCATACGACTCCTCGATGATGTCGTTGAGGTCTAAGTTAAAGACTGCGGTTCCAGAGGTGACTGCCATTATCTAAACCCTGCTGTTTTCTTTGCAATGTTCTTTGGTTGGGCTACGAATTGTTTTCCGGCTTTTTTACCTGCTCGCTTTGCCCGCGTTGTCGCAGCGTACTCAGCAGGGCTGAGACTTTTGATCGCAGCTTCTGGAAGATATCGTTCACCTGTTTTGCTAGACGGTTTTCCACTCTTGGTTCTCCATTTTTGGTCGCCCCAATTTTTCAGAGAAGTCTGCGGCGCTTTCAATCTTTGTATCCCCCGCCAGCCGCCTTGTACTTCTTGGCAACAAGCTGCGCTTTACGAGCAGACCATTGCCCCGCACCCGTGCCATGAGTTGCTGCGGCTTTTACCTCAGACACAATCCGCTTGCGCAAACTGGGCTTAGTGTAGTTACCGGCAGCGTTCACCGTGCCGCCCTCTTTGTATACCTCGACATCATTCGGGTTGTCCTTGCGAACAACCTTCTTGCCTTTGGGCATCTTAGAGGCACGCATAGCGCCCATACCGCGACTGGCCATCATCAGCAAATCTTCCCACGGGTTTTACCCTTAACGCAGCATCCATCTGCGCGTGAAGAAGCGCTAGAAACCTTGCCGCCTTTAGCAAGTTTTTGCTCTGGTCTTTCTTTGGTGTACTTCTCGTCGTCTGAAATAACTTTGGCGGCATCTCGCGCTCTGTCAGTACCAGACTTCTCAACACCACGGGACTCCCGCTTCATCTCAGCGGCAGCTTCACGTTCTTTAGCGGCATCATTTTTAGCTGCCAATCCCATCATGCCTGCGGATATGGTTGCAGCGCCAGCTATAGGACCGTACAAATCCGCCTTTGATGATTTGCCGCCACCGCCCCCACGAGCCCCGCCCTCAAGCGGTTGATTGTCCATGCCATGTCGTGTAAAACGTCCCATGATTAGCACATCTTTCCGCGAGTCTTACCCCGCTGAGCAATACCATCACCCCGCTTGGAAGCGGATGAAACTGAGCCACCCTTGGCGTATGCGTCAGGGTTTGATTTCTTGCCCCTCTCACGAATCGCATTAACTGCTCTACTAAGAGGGTTGTAAAACATGGGCTCACTAGCTTGCTTCTCTCGCCGCTTATCCCCCGCCGCTTTTGCCGCTTTCACAGCATCCGCATCAGGTTCAGATGGACCCGAGAACACGTTGTAGGGGCCAATGCCACGCTTAGACGTTTCCGCTTTGGGAGCGGGCTTAGCGGGCTCTTCTGCTTTGGGAGTAGGCTTTGACTCTGATTTGGGGGCGGGTTTTGATGCAGGCTCGTCACGACGAGTCAAGCCGCGTTCTTTGTTCAAGAAATCGCGTAACTCCATCCCAGAAGCTTTTAATTCTTCTTTGGTCACGACACGATTCTTAGGAGCAGCTTTTGTCTCGGAGGAAGAAGGGGCTGACT